GCTGACCCCCATCTGGGCCTGCATTTGCGGGGCTGGGGCCGCCATCTGCTGGTAAGGAGCCACCCATTGGGGTGTCGTTGAAACCGCTGGCGCTTGCGCCGCCGTCTGCGCCACCGGAGCCCCGTAGCTGATCGGCTGGGTCGGGGATAGTTGGGGTGCCGATTGGGTCGGCATTGCGGTATCGGCCTGCATAGGTTACCTCTTTTTGTAGGCTTTCGAGAGTTCGGTAAAGGAAGGGGGTGAGATCTAATCTCGGATCCGCAGCCATCGGTAAATTCGGTTGCTGCGGGTGTGGTGTCCTCATTTCGGCATTGATTAGATCAATGAACGAGGAATAGGCCCTCTGTACTTCCCCTACCATTCGGAATGGAAAACCCGAGAGCATGCCCGCGATTTCGTCATCCGTTTTTGAAGGGAATAAATACTTCAGTGCTTCAATGCTATCAACACCTAATTCTTGAAGGTTACGTGTAAAAATAGATTGATTGAGTTTATCTTGTGCAGTATCTTCATACACCGGCCCCATCCAGCGCCAATCTACTGTCCTATCCCCGTCAGGGGCTAGACCAAGAACACCCTCGGGGACTTTTTTTGTTTCAATAGCTTGTTCTATTGCTTTTTGTAGTTTTTTCTCATAATTGGCCTTTTGTTTTTCATATTTTTGCTGCGCCAGCTCATCAGCCGGATCTTCTGGTGGGACCGGATACTTAATACCTGATGCAAAAGCAAGAGATTTACGAAAAATTTGCTCTTCCTGAAAAATCATCAATTCCAGGCATTTACAAATACCGTATGTATACAGCATTAATGCTTTTTTCTTTGCAGTAGCACTGACACGTCCGTAAGCTGATTTGTACTCAGTAGCGGTCACATTTGTAATGCTGAGATCATCAATGCCACCTAGCGCAAGACGGATCTCGCTTCTCAGCTGCTCAGCATATCTAGCTTGATCAGTGCTGACCGCATTAGGTGTAATAAAACCAACCCGATCTGTTGGTTCAAGGTTTGCGATTACTCGGGGCACGCGCATCCCACTACCTGGACGGCCGATGTATCCAGGAGGGTTCCTTGTGACGTTATCTGATTTGTACGTGGAGCTAGATAAGAAGAAGTCTGATTTGAATCCTGATTCGCTCGCAATACTCGGACGTTGTGCAGGATCAGTATCAGCAGATTCAATAATATCTTGTTTTGGACGCGACGATAAGAGAGTGGGATTTCCAAAAAATGAAAGATTCGCCCGGATGTTTTTGACCATCTCATCATGGGCAATAATTTGATTTGACATCAAATCAAATTCGCCACTCCCATCAGTGCCAAAGGCATCTGGATTGTTGAAAACCTCAACGCATGGAATAAACTCCATGGTATTTACAAGAGTTTTCCTGTCGTAAGTGCCGTACTCCAGGGACGGCATATCAAAAGATATCTCTTGCTCGCTATGAAATTCTTCGATTTCTGTTGCGGTGATCCGGAGCCGCATATACCGTTTATCGGTATTCAGCCCAACCCCCTGGAAGCCACGACTTGATTTTACTTTGTAGGCGTAAATGATGATGACCTCTTCAAGATCACCCTCTGGTGAGTAAAAAGAACGATAAGAGTCTTTATCAAACCAATAAAGTCGATATGTTTTTTTTGTCGGGCGAATGTAAAACAGCCCTTTACCATAGGTTAGGAATCGATCCCAGATTGAGTCTAAGCGTGCATCAAGTTGATTGAATTTGACGACCTGCTCAATAAAATCATAACGCTGCGTCCCGAAATTATCTTGTCCGGGATAAAATTCAACGCCCTGACGGATGCCAAACATCCGCATCTGTGATAAATGAGCGTTGACCAACATGGTATCGGCGGGGCCGGTACCGTCGCGGTTGATAACTGCCTTGAGGATAGCATCAAGCGCCGATTTAGGACTATCGCTCATGAGTTAAAAGTCAGCATGATCATTCTTCAATATCGTAGCCAGCAGCAATACGTTTAAGGGTGATTGTGTCGTCTTCAACTTCGACATCAAACCTCTCGTTGGGCTGAAGAGCCATGTCATGACACAACTCGTCGGGTAGAGGTATCACTGCGGAGCCATAGGCATCCTGCTCGATCTCAATAGTGTAGTAGCTGGTGGACATTAAAAGAGATTCTCCTAGTTTAGGTCCAAAATACTTTATCCCTATTTACCTCTAAATTTAAAATTGGAGCTCAAGTTTACCTCTTGTCATCAAACCGTTACACAGCCAAACAAGGGCGTCGACACAGTCATCATGCGAACTTACTCCAAAATTTATGATCTCATCTGTAAGTGGCCCAAATCGACGATACTTGTTGAAAATAATCTTACGCTGCTCGAATAAACCCATAATGCCCCGAAAACGAGTTAATTTATCGCCACGAAACCCTTTAACAGCATGCCAGTGCATGTTATAGAGCCCGTGGTCGCCCAAACAAATTCGTTTGAAATCAGCTTCTAGTGATGCTTGATAGGCAACAGCCTCAGACCAAATATCGATATTAGATCCAGTGGGGAAGTATCGGTCGTTATCTTTGTGAATTACACCCCACTCCTCCATCATCTCCATTAAAGACTCTAATTTCTCAAGATTCCCCATTATTCGAATGCGCTTGCAATCAATAATATGAATTTTTTGCCCAACACGACCTCCCATCACAAAGACGGTATAGTCATTTTGTTCGCGTATGCCGGCTGATAAATCAACACCAACTCCAAGAGAATCAAATTGAGTGCCAATAGTCCCCTTTACAATCAGATCTGGAGATAAAGAGAGTTCACTTGTATTTACAATTTGATTTTGATATTGGAAACTAAAGGCTATAGGAGCTTGTCGCCGACGATCTTGTAAGTATTCCAGCGACCATAACGCCGGCCAATATGAAACCTCTTCGCCCTCAGTATCTACAGTGATAGCTGATTGTACGATTTGAATCCAATCATTTGTAGGGGTAAAAGTCGTGTTGTGGATATCATCATGACGGAAACGAGTGCCAAGACAAATAGCTCGACCCCCCTCAAACATAGTAGGAACGATAACTGAATTCCAGTTATCCTCCATGGCGCTTCGGATGTCTCTATTTTTGATGTCATCTGCGGATTTGATGGCGTCATCAATAATACATAGATGTGATCGTTTTGAAGTCACAGCACCTTTTAGGCCCGCACAACAGACGGTGAATTCTTCTTCACCCGTCGATCGTATACCTGCAAACTTCCAGTCAATACTCCAGTATTCATTGGAGTTGATACCTTTCGCGATTTTTACTGTTGGAAATATTTCTGAATACGTTTTGCTTTCTTCAATGATTCTTTTGATGGCTGCGCTCTTCGGTCTTGCTACATCTACAGTGTAAGAAATATACAGAATTTTTAATGGTTTTTTTGCCAGAGCATGTATACCAATAGCCCATGCTGTGTACAACCCCAAAACTGTTGATTTTGCAGATCCCCTGGGCGCCAAAATATCAACGTTAGGCCCTGCAATACCGACTAAACACTCGCTATCTACGCCAGTACAAAGATATTGGTGCCACTCAATGTGATGCGTGGCTGGCGGTTTATTACCCACAACCTCACAAAAATATCCAAAATCCTTCCTGGCGCGTTCTACGTCAACCGTTGATGTTTGCTTAACTACTCTTTTTTGCGCCGCCGCTCGGGCGGTGCGTCGATAAACACTATAGAGATTGGTGCCTGCCATGCTCGTAGCATAGCGTACTAATTTTTAAGATTCTTCTTGCAAGATCTTTGTCCATACGCCCATTGAGGCCTCTTGCAAAGGCCCTTCAATTGGATCGTCACGGAAAATAGATAGCATTTCCCTAAGGGCACGATCGGCGCCTGCCAAAATCAAACCCTGTTTGTCCAGTAGAACTTTCTCATCGCTCAGTTGTTTGATGGCCCCACGAAGCTCTTTTTGAAGCATAGCGATGCGTGCGGTTCCCATGTCTTGTTTCACCATGCCCATATCAATTGCATCTCGTAATTTCATAATATCTTGCTGCATGGCACCAATCTCTACCTCAAGCAGCCCATTAAAATCTTGTTTTTTATATTCTTTTTTTGACCACTCGTCACACTCCACGATGCTTCCTGTAAACCCGAGGAATCGGGAATACAAATACATCTGAATGGGGGAGCTGGTTCGTTTACAGAATGTAAGAAAGGATTCTCGGTCTTTTTCGCTTAAACTTTGAATCCATTGGTTCATGCTCGGTACTGCTGCTGTGCTTGTTCGTAGTCTCTTTGCTCTTTATAGCGCCTGAACATCTCTTGTTGCAAGTCCGTAGCCCGCTGCTCAGCGGCAGCAGTCTGTAAACCAGCACGGTATTCAGTCCCCGTAGCCGCAATTTCTTTGCGCGTCTCTGCGCTCTTGGCAATAGTCGAAAGTCGCTCTTGCTCACCTGCGGTCTGTAAACCAGAACGGTATTCGGTCCCCGTAGCCGCGATTTCTTTGCGCGTCTCTGCGCTCCTGGCAATAGTTGTAGCACGCTCTTGCTCACCGGCAGCCGCAGTTGCTAGACGCTGTTCAGTGCCTGCGGCCTGCGTCCGACGAATGTCTTGGCCAGCAAAAAACTCAGCGTTCGTCCGGTCAAGCTGGGCACCCAACTCCATATTGAGACGTTGCTGGGCCCCGCTGACCTCATTAAGG